TTTGAAATTCTCGTTTACAACACATTCAAAGATGCAGCAAGGAAAGGTTTGGATGTCATGACTAAGCTTAATAAGTTAGATCACGTCATCAACACTGAAACCAAAAATGTAAGTAGCTGTGCAAGAACAATGGCTAACTGGGGGAGTGGGTGGTAGGAAGCAATTACTACTAACAGCAAGAGAGCGAGTAGTGAAAGAAGCTCAGATGTACTTACCGAATATTGAATAGGTCGCTCAGCAGCCTTTTTTATGCGAAAGTATCTCATCAGCGAATTCTGAGTGAGATGACAATGCAGATAAAGTCCACATTAATGTTTTTAAGTATGCTGCTACTTAACGGTTGCAGTGTAAAAGTGCCAAAGGATATTTCACCTGTTAAGAATTTTGATTTGTCTCGTTATCTTGGGGAGTGGCATGAGGTAGCTAGAATCGATAATCGATTTGAAAAAGGATTAAGTAAGGTCTCTGCTAATTATTCCCTTCGTGATGATGGAGGCGTAAAAGTAGTAAACAAAGGATGGGATTCGGAGAATAAAAAATGGAAAGAAAGTATAGGAAAAGCTTACTTTGTTGAATCTTCTGATGTAGGGGCTTTGAAGGTTTCATTCTTCGGTCCTTTTTATGGCGGTTATAATATTATTAAGCTCGATGATAACTATCAATATTCATTAGTTGTTGGCCCTAACAAAGATTATCTGTGGGTACTATCGCGTACTCCAACTATGCCACCAGAGTTATTAAAGGAATACCTTAGTTTTGCAAGTAGCTGTGGTTTTGATAGGCAAAGAATATTGATATTTCAATAGTATTTATTCCTTGTGAAAACTTAATAAATCAATGCATGACCCGTCAAGTGCGGGTTTTTTTATTGAGGGAAATAGCTAATCAGAAAGCTTATTCCTACAAGTAGACTTTCTAATGGGCTAAGGAGATAAAGACGATGGCTAAACTGGATTGGGGGACGCTACAGCAACAGTTCCTCACCGAACACGCTAAATCAGGAATATCCCCTAAAGAGTGGTGTGAAGACCAGGGACTTAATTACGCAACTGCGCGACGATATATTAAAAAGCCAGCTGCGCAAAAAACTGCGCGCAAGAAATTGCGCACTGCGCACGAAAAAGAATGCGCAAAAGAGCTTATATGTAATGGCTCTATACCAACTGCGCAAATTAGTGAACAAGATAATGCGCACAATGATGAAAGTGCGCTTAACCTGCGCAACTACAAGCTTACAGACCTACAATTTCGTTTCGTCAATGAGTATCTTATCGACTTAAACCGCACAGCTGCATACAAAAGAGCAGGTGGTAAATGTGATGGCCATAATGCCTACGCTAGCGCAAGTCAGATATATAGAAATATTGAGGTCAATCGAGCAATAAGAGACGCACTAGCAGAACGAGAACGCAGAACCGAAATAACCCAAGATGCCGTATTAAAAATGTGGTGGGATATTGCAACTGCAGATGTTAACGAGCTAACGGAATATCGCCGATTATGTTGTCGTCATTGTTGGGGCTTTGGTTTCAATTATCAGTGGCGTGATGCGGTCGAATATGACGATGCTGTGAAAAAAAACATGGCAGCAAGTAAACCGCCTCCGCAAGATGTGGGTGGCTACGGTTACGATGACACATTAGACCCTAATCCCGATTGCCCTAGATGTAATGGTGCTGGTATTGGCCGTGCGCATTTTCATGATACGCGTGATTTAACTGGCGCGGCTCGTCGTTTATTTGCTGGTGTGAAAGAGGGTAAGTTTGGTGTCGAGGTGATCACTCGTAATCAAGACGATGCGCTTAAAATGGTTGCACAGCATTTGGGGATGGTTAAGAACAAGACTGAGATAACGGGCGCCGATGGTGGGCCTATTCAATCAACAGGTATTGATTTAAGTCATTTGAGTTTTGAGCAGCTTATACAATTGAGAGAAAAAGCCCAAAAGTGATATAACATACCCATGTGGAAAAATGGAAGCATGGATATGCAAAAGGTAAAAATAGACCAAATAACGTATGAGTGGCATACATATGAAACCGATAAGTACAACGGAATTTATGGTTTCAATTTCGATGGTACTAATGCGCAAGTTCTAGAAATTAAAGGTGTTGATTATGATTTTCATATCGTAATGCGAGTGCGTAAATACGCCAGCTATTTTTCTCTTGGGACTATGTTGTGCTTTGGCTCTGTGCTGTCTAAGGATTATAGTGTTGTTGAATCAGGTGTGCGTTTATTTTTATATAGACCGAGGCTTAATATAGCCAAAGGCCATGATATCAAAAGTAAACACATTCAGAGCATTTTGCAGCATATTAATAGTGATAGATTTAGGCTATTTATTGCTGATGTACGGGGAGAGTGGATAGATAGAAAAGCACTACCTCATGAAGTGAAAAAGATTAGTAGATAATTTCTTCTTTATCGCCTTTATTTAACATAATGGTCCTTACATGCCCTGCGACTTTTCAACTCAATTAAAATGTCACCTCAAACCGATAAAAGTCTAAATCTTCTTTCTGAATTTAGGCTTTTTATTCGTTGCTAATTTGTTATCAAAAACTCATTTTCCATTTCACTGTCATTTTGAGGTGAAAGGGCTATTTATTCCATTTTAGGTGTGGCTATGAATATCGATTTCAGTTTGTTTGATGAAGAGATCGAAAGGGAGATAGCGCGCCGCAGTTTGCATGAGTTCATTCAGTATATAAATCCTGAATACATCACGAGCCATTTTTCTCAAACAGTGTGTGATGCGCTCGACCAGTTCTTGGTTGATATGATGGACGGGAAGCGCCCTAAATTAATATTAGGCGCACCGCCACAGCATGGTAAGTCTGATATTGTTTCCCGTTATCTTCCCGCTTATTTCTTTGGAAAATACCCCAACATGCGCGTCGGGGCGCTATCGTATTCCTCTGATTTAGCCGGTGATATGAACACCGATGTTCAGCGAATTATGATGTCGGCTGAATATCGTGCGTTATTTCCTAAGAGCTGGTTAGGCAATAAGCCTGAGAATGGCATTGCTGTTAAACGTAACTCTGACGAGTTCGGCATTGCCAATCACAAAGGCAGCTATGTGTGTGCGGGGGTCGGTGGTCCATTAACCGGTAAGAAAGTTGACCTCGGTATTATTGATGACCCGATAAAGAACTCGAAAGAAGCACTTAGCCCGACGGTTAAAAAATCGATTTGGAACTGGTACGTATCGACCTTTAAGACCCGTTTATCAAAAAACAGCGGTGAAATCATCATGGCCACGCGGTGGGCGACCGATGATTTATCTGGCCAATTAAAAGAAAAAGCCCCTGAAACCAAGGTACTTGCATTCCCTGCCATTAATGAGCAAGGGGAAGCGTTGGTACCTGAACTTCATCCTATCGATAAACTGTTGGAAACCAAAGCGATCCTTGGTGATTACTTCTGGTCTGCCATGTATCAACAGTCACCGAAGCCGGGGGATGGTCAAATCTTCCACGAAGAGTTTGTTCGCTATTACTTACCTAAAGACCTACCGGATAAGTTCGATAAAGTTATCCATAGCTGGGATATGACCTTTAAAGACAGCGACGGTACTGACTATGTTGTTGGTCAGGTTTGGGGCAAGAAAGATGCCAATGCCTATTTGCTCTATCAAATTCGAAAACGCATGAGCTTTACTCAAACTAAGGATGCCGTGAAGCTGCTCGCGGAAAAATTCCCTGAAGGGCGCCGTAAGCTGGTGGAGGATAAAGCTAATGGTCCTGCAGTTATCGACTCTCTTAAATCATCGGTATCAGGCTTAATTCCCGTTGAGCCTGATGGCAGCAAAATCGCACGCGCTCACGCCTGTACCGCTGAATGGGAGGCTGGCAACGTGTGGCTACCACACAAAGACATTGCACCGTGGATAGTGGAAACCGTTGAGGAAATTACCACGTTCCCATTTGCTGGCCATGACGATACGGTGGATGCGATGACGCAGGCACTGCGTGATTTATACCAGAAGAAAAAAGGCGGTTTCTTTACAACCAAGAGGTAATTCTATGTGGCCGTTTAAAAGGCGAAAAATTGCAGAACAGATTGCACCGCCGAAGCGGTCAGCGTTTACCACAGATTTGTATCCTGCATTAGCAAAAGAGAAGGGATTTAACGGGTTAGTTCTACCGCAGCCGATGATTAACGGTGTGGGGATGGACAGTATTGATACTTCCGTTCCTTCATTCAAAGGCGAACAAGTTTATGGTGTGCCTGAATCGCAAGCGGCTTGGTATGCCTCACAAATGTTTATTGGTAACAACATGTGCGCCATCATTGCGAAACATTGGCTGGTGGATAAGGCCTGTAATATGCCTGCTCGTGATGCTATTCGCCAAGGGTATGATATTGATTGCGATAATGACGATGACAGTGCTATCAGCAAGAAGCTACGCAAGCGCGATAAAAAGTACCGCATACAGCATCATTTGAAAGAACTTATTCACTTTGGGCGAGTGTATGGTGGTCGATTAGCGTTGTTTGTGGTGGAAACCTCAAACCCGAAAGAGTGGTATGAAAATCCGTTTAATCTCGATGGTGTGTCCAAAGGAATGTACAAGGGGATCAAGCAAATTGACCCACAATGGGTAACGCCTGATTTAACCGATTCCAATATCCAAGACCCAGCCAGCATGGATTTCTACGACCCAACCTATTATGTGATTGCGGGTCGCAAATACCATAAATCGCACTTTATTAAATTTGTGCCATTCCCCGTGCCTAATGTACTTAAGCCGCTGTATAACTACTTTGGTGTCTCGGTACCAGAGCGCATCTATGAGCGTGTCTATGCATCGGAACGGACAGCCAATGAAGCGCCACAATTGGCCATGACCAAACGGTTATTGACTATCGGTATGGCAGACCCTGAAGGTGCAGATAAGAACACCATTCAGGAAAACATGCTTTATTTTATGGAAATGCGCGATAACTATGGCGTGCAGGTAATGGGGAAAGAGGATGTTGCACAGCAGTTCGACACCTCGCTAGCGGATTTAGACGCCACCATTATGACGCAATACCAGCTGGTGGCTGCGGCAGCAAACGTACCCGCCACTAAGTTACTCGGTACCACGCCAAAAGGCTTTAATGCGACGGGTGAGTATGAAGAGTCGAACTACCGTGAAGAGCTAGAAAGCGTCCAATCAAACGACTTAGAAGAGCTTTTGCAGCGTCATTACGACATGTTGATGCGCAGCGAAGAATTACCGCTGACTGAAATATCGGTTACGTGGGCGCCACTCGATAGCCCAACAGCCGCAGAGAGTGCTGATATTGAGTTGAAATCTGCTCAGACGGATGCGGCTCTAGCGGCTACGGGCGCAATTGATGGGTTAGATATCCGTAAAAAATTGGCAGCAGATAAAGAGTCGAGCTATTACGGCATTGATGTAAACGAGGGCGATTATGTCGAGACGAATACGAGTCCGAACGAAAAAGGCGAAATGGGCAACCTCCCGCCAAGCGGTATTGAAGGGCAAACCCCTGCAGTATTCAGCAGCGCCATCTAGCCGTTATCAACGTGACATGTCACGGTTGATTAGTTCGATGATTAAAGACTATGAAAACGTATTTAGTGAATTGAAGGAGGGTTTTTACGGCTCCACGATGGATGCCAGCATTGCGAGTCAAACGCGAATTTGGCTCAACCGGTTAAAACGCAAGTGGGATAAAATCTTTAGTACGCAGTCTAGCGCCATGGCCGATAAGTTTGTTTCCCAAGTCGATATCGGCGCGCAGCGTAATTTAGATGATTCTCTTAAACAGCTCTCTGGCGGTATTACCATCAAAACCGCTGTCATGCCGGACGCGTTAAAAGACCGAATGATTGCCGCCACGGCTGAAAATGTTTCCCTGATTAAATCCATCCCTACTCAATTTCATCAACGTATCGAAAGTGTCGCTCTGCGCTCTATCTCACAAGGGGGTGAGGGTGCGAAAACCTTATTAGATGAAATCAGGCACACTGGCAGCGTCACAGAAAGCCGAGCGAATTTTATCGCCGTTGACCAAACGCGAAAAATCACGACTGCGGCAAACTATGAGCGCATGAAATCAGCGGGAATTCGTAAAGCTATTTGGCATCACTCTGGTGGAAGCGCTGAACCTAGAGAATGGCATCTACAGCTGGATGGTGAAGTGTTTGATTTAGACAACCCACCGATTATTGACCCAAAAACGGGCGAACGTGGATTGCCGGGTCAATTACCTAACTGCAAATGTTTTTGGACGCCTGTAATCGATTTTAGTGGGGAAGAAAGTGGCGAGGAGACATGACAAAACGAACCTATGACAACAACGGCTGGCTCGAAGTAAAAGACAACCCCATCTCTAAAGTTGGGGTTTTTGATTATTTGGGGGCGGAAATTGGTGCTCCGGAGCCAGACAAAATCTATCGCGTATTGCGGCCACCGGAGGAACTCGCTAGCGAAGCCACGATTAACTCTTTCAAACTCACCCCGTTCATTATTGAACATGAAATGTTAGGTAAGCACGCGACCCCAGCGGAGAAAAAAGGCATTCAAGGGGTGATTGGTGAGAATGTTTATTTTGACCCACCGTATCTTAGAGCCAATATCAAAATCTTTTCTGATGTGGCGCTTAGCAATATCGACAGTGGCAAAATCGACCTCTCCCCTGGTTATCGCAGTAAATATGAATTCACCTCTGGCATTTATGAAGGCCAACACTATGACGTTATTCAACGTCACTTACGTGGAAATCACCTCGCATTAGTGGATGAAGGGCGAACTGGCCCTGACGTCGCTGTGCAAGATCACCTCGTTATCACTATCGACACAAAGGAACTTATTCGCATGAACGAAGAAGAAAACAAAGAGAAGCAAACTACCGATGAAGGTGCGTTTACAGCGGAGCAAGTCACTGCGCTGAAAAGCATTATTGCTGAGGTGATTGCACAAACTCAGTCTTCAACTGATGAAGAACCGGAAGAAGAAAAGAAATCCACTGATGCTAATCCCGAAGAAGAGCAAAAAGCGGAAGAAGCCGTGACAGCTGCCGAAGTTGCAGCGGAAGAAGCCACAACCGGTACACCTGAAGCCGTAGAAGCTGCCGAAGTTGCGATTGAGACCGCCGTTGAAGCGATTGAAGAAGCCAAGGAGCATCTCGACCAAGCGACCACGGATAGCTTAAATCGCCGACTCAAACGCTTGAAAAATGGCATCGGCACAATGGATGAGATTGCATCTTTAAAGCGCAAGATTAAGCGTTTGGAAGCGTCAAAACCCACCATGGACACTGGCGTGCTATTAAAACAAATCGGCGAGCGTGATTCGTTAGCCCATAAGTTGACCCCATTCATTGGCGTGTTTGACCATGCAACCATGACCAAGCAGCAAGTGGCGGAGTATGGTGTTGATAAGCTGGGTATCCAGTGTGGTAAGGGCAATGAAGCCATTGCGCTAGATGCGTGGATGCAAGGGCGTGTGCCAGATTCACAGAAAGCCACAGTGACGATGGATTTCGCGGTAAATAACCAATCAATTTTAGACAAGTGGAGTGCGAAATAATGGCAATTCCTAAATCAGTGGCGCATGGCTTAACGTCTGGCGTAGTGGGTGAAATCAGCCATGCAGGGCCTATTCGTGCTGTTGCCGCCATTCTCAGCTCAGCAGATGAAAAGCAAAATATCTTCGGTCGAGCCTACACCTACAAAGATGATTCGGTGGAGTCTGTGCAAGTGGGTGGCAAGGGCGCATTTGCGGGGATCATGATTAACCCGAAAGCGTATCGTATTGAAGTGAACCATGCGCGCAATGGCACCCAAGGCGAGTTTTTGGCAATGGGCGAAGTATACGTCGAACTCGAAGAAGGGGTAGGTAAAATCAATGCACCAGTTGTCTTTGATGAAACGGACGGCTCACTTTCCTCCAAGCTTGTTCCTGCTGCTGGCGACCGCGTGATTGGTTTTGTTAGTCGTCACGTTGAATCCAGTGAATCAGCCCATTTGAGCGTTATTCGCTTAACCGAAATCCCATACCCAATGGCAGTAAAGGAAGGTGAATAATGCCAGTTAGCAAGCAAAAGTTTTATATGTCTGGCCGCGATATTCGTAAGCATGGTCAACTTAATATCCAACCTAACCAACAGTGGACGTATCGCGAGCTTGAGCAAATTGGTTTTGGTGGCTTGGCGTCGATGGACTCCGCGATCACGGGCGCAGCCATGCAAGGTGGGTTAATTCAGCGTGAAATGTTGCAACACGTTCTCCCTGGTCTCATTCGCACCGCAACCCGTGTTCGTGTGTTGGATGAAATCACTGGTGTATTGAATGCCGGCGAATGGCACGATGAGGAAATCATTCTGAACGTGGCAACACCAACCGGTAAGGCTGAACTTTACGGCGACCATACCAACGTGCCGTTAGCGTCTTACATTCAAGACCAAGAACGCCGCGGTATCGTGCGTTTTGAACAAGGTTTTCAAGTCGGCAAGTTAGAGGAAGCGCGCCAATCTGCAGCTGGGTTTGAAGCCGCTGCGGAAAAACGTAATTCAGCGACTGAATCTTTAGAACAAGGGCGTGAGCGGATTGGTTACTATGGGTTTAATAGCCCTGAAACACGTGTATTTGGCTTGATGAATGAACCGAATCTACCAGCTTATGAAACCGCATCGAAAAAATGGAAGGGCGGCACGTTTGCCGATATCACCCAAGATATTACCGATATGTTCTCACGCATTGAAATGAGTTCAGGCGGGATTATCAAAGACGATATCGCGATCACGTTGACGTTACCGCTGGGCTACCGTTCAACGCTAAATGTCGCTAACCCCGTGGCGCGTGGTGAAACGGTGTATCAATGGGTGAAAGAGAACTATCCAAACCTGCGCTTTGTATTCTCACCTGAATTTGTCGGGGCAAATGGTGGTGCGGATGTGGCGTATATGTTCGCGGATGCCATCGATGATGGTTCAACCGCAACTAGCGCGACCATCTTACAAGTGGTGCCTGTTAAGTACCAATTATTGGGCTCACAAGCACAAATCAAAGGGTATTTAGAGGATGCGACCAACGCGACAGCAGGTGTCTTTGTCACGCGCCCTTGGGCTATCACCCGCCTCACGGGCATTTAACCTGACCACTTCCTTTTTTACGCCCTCAAATGAGGGCTTTTTTATTGGAGAAAAGCATGTCTCTCTACGTCTATTGCACGCTATCCAATGACCAAAACTATTCGGTCACGGATGGCAAAGTGTTTATTGCCGGTCAAGCCAATATCATGACCAAGCATATGTATACCCCGCGTGGGCGTGTCACGGAAATCAGTGACGAACAATACGCCCAGCTTAAAGATAACCACGTTTTTCAGTTACACAAAGAAAACGGGTTTATCAGCGTTGAAAACCGCAAAGAAGATCCTGAAAAAGTGGCCACCAATATGGAGGCTAGCGATAAGTCAGCGCCAGATACCGTGGAATCTTTGGAAGCAGAAAAACAAGCAGTCCCGAAAACCAACAAAAAGGGTAAATAATGATGGAGGCGAGCACATTTCCCCTAACGTCATTTCATGTGCTCTATCCATCGTTTAATGGTGTGAGTGATGATGACATTTATATTATTGCTCAATCTGCCTTAAATTACTTTTCTCCCTGCAGGGGCGTATGTACTAACGAACTGTGGATGTTGGTTGTTGCTCATATGCTATCACTGCGAAAGTGGATTGCGGATGATGAATCCCCAACCGGTGTTGTGACTAGTGTGACCATCGATAAAGTCAGCGTGTCATTCTCTGCGCCCCCTGCGGGTTCTGATTGGTCACACTGGTTCAAAATGACCACATATGGCCAACAGTTCTTAGCACTCATTAAGCGCTGTAGCGTACCGCAATATATTGGTGGCGCAGGTGAACGCTCGGCATTTCGCGGTGTGGGTGGGCGATTTACGCGCGGGGGGCGATTACGTTAATGACCAAATTAGCGCAGTTAAAAGCGGTTTACGATGAGTTAGCCAAGAAACAACTGAAAGTGGGTTTCTTTGAGCATTCGAAATACCCTGATGGTACACCCATTGCCTATATCGCAGCCATTCAAGAGTTGGGTTATCCCTCTGGTGGCATTCCTCCCCGTTCGTTTTTTCGCCCGACGATGAGCGATAAAAAAACAGAGTATGGCCAGTTAATTTTCCGTGTGGCCAAAGCGGCGGCCGCTGGCAATATCTCTGTTACCGATGGGCTAACCCAAGTCGGCGCAAAAGCGGCTGGGGATGTGAAACTGGCCATTAAAGCGGTAACCACACCTGCGTTAGACGATTCAACGGTAAAAGCCAGAGCGCGGCGTCATAGCAAAGGTAAATCCACCGATAAGCCCTTAGTGGACACGGGGCAGATGTTACAAGCCGTCAGTTTTACCGTGGAGGATAAGTAATGTTCGGGAATTTACACCGTATCGCTTCTCGCTATATTCCGCAGCAAACAGCCCAGTGGTTTCGCTTTAAAAACCGTGAGCCCGATGAGCGAGGGCATGACCAAAACCAATATCACGAGTCAGTGGATATTCGGGGCAGTTGGCAAGCCGTAGATACCCAAGATGCTCAATCAATGGGCTTTGATTCAAATACGGTTTATCGCCGTTTTTATACCTCCCATGATATCAAAGGCATTCAGCGCGGTACTTCACCGGATTATCTTGTTTTTAATGGCAAGAAATATGATGTGATGGGGGATGCGGATTGGTACGAGCAGGACGGCTGGAAATCAGTGATTTGCATCGAGGTAGGGGCCTATGACGGATAATGACGTTGATATCGCCATTCGCAAACAGTTATTACGGCAGCTGGCCGAAGTCGGTATTGATATCCCTGTGAAAGCGGGTTTTCAATCCACCAAGCAAGGCCGTGAAGATAATATGATGATGTTCTTTTCCATCAATGAAAGTGGGCATGGTTGGCAAGGTCGCAATTACAATGTCCAAGGTAATAATGCCAATCACCAAGAAAACCAATTATCGGAAAAAACATACCAAGTTCAGGCACTCATTACCCAATTAGGTCCATATACCGCCAATGATATTACCGCCATTGCTCGAATGGTTGTCAATTCACTGCCTTTTGTGACCACACTGAGAAAGCAAGGTATTGGTGTGCAACGGGCAACATCCGTTCGCCAGCCTTACTTTGTGAACGACTATGGTGACTACGAACAAAACCCCTCGTTTGATTTTAATGTGACGTTTAAACGCTCTCTTTTCCCTGATACAGCGGCCATAAGCGCGCTCTATCCTGATATCCACCGCATATAAGGTTTTACTATGCCAATTAAACAAACTCGATACGTTGATATCGCATCGGCGGTTATTGGCGCGTCTGCTGTTCCGATGCGTAAATTAACCGGCCGCTTATTTTCCACTAACCCCAAAATACCTGCAGGTAAAGTTTTAGAGTTCGCCAGTGGTCAAATAGATGATTTGCTGGGTGTTGATTCTCCCGAAGCCCACTTTGCACGACAATATTTTAGCTATGTTAGCCCTGCACCGGTGAGTAAGCCGAAGGAATTACAAATTGCGTCTTATGAGCCCGTCGGGCGAGCGCCTACGCTATTTGGGACAAAAGCCGCCGCATTAGCAGATTTAAAAATCATTGCGGATGGGACGCTATCAGTCACGATTGGTACCGTCACTAAAAGCTACAAAGACATTGATTTGTCCGAAGCGAAGTCTTATGCGGATATTGCGTCCACCATTCAAGCAAAACTCAATGCAGAAAGAGAACCGCAATTTTCCAGTAGCTACTTGACGTTTAATTCACTCGACAGTGCCTTTGAGCTGAGTGGCGGTGTGCAAGAACGCGCATCCATTAGTGTTGAATATTCGGTGCTGGCGAATGCCATGGGGCTGTCTTCCGGTACTGCGTCTGAAGGTAACCCCGCACAAACGCCGCTGGAAGCCTTTATGGTTGCCGAGCAAGTCTCCGATTCATTCGGCAGTGCGACATTCTTGGATGAGTTGACGCTAGAGCAAGCGGTGCCATTGGCGCAGTATGTTTCCGGTGAGAACGTCAAATACCAGTTGCACATTAGCGTGAGTGAAAAGCAGGTTGAAGATTTTAGCGCAGCATTGATGGGAACCGCTTCTGTGGGGCTAAACCTCAAAACAGATACCAACTATTTTATTCAAACCTTACCCATGGCCGTTATGGCGGCGACTGATTATGACCGCACTAACGCCACGACAAACTACATGTTTCGTCAGTTAGGTGTGACGTTCCCTGCGCAAGTGACCACGGATAAAGCGGCTGACCGATTCGATAAGCTACGCGTGAACTATTACGGTGAAACCGCGATAGCCGGCTCGCAAATCCGTTTCTATCAGCGGGGCTTCTTGTGCGGTGGCACGTCTAATCCATTGGATATGAGTGTGCACGCCAATGAGCAATGGTTAAAAGCCTATATCGCCCAACAGTGGTTCAGTGTGTTATTGGCCACACGTGGTGTTCCTGCGAATAAAGATGGTGAAGCGCGTGCGTTAATGGTGATTGCAGGTGCGGTTACTAAAGCGATTAATAACGGCACAATTTTAGCTGGTAAAACGCTGAGCGACGTGCAAAAGCTTGCGATTGCGGATGCATCGGGTGATGACCTCGCGTGGTATGACGTACAGGATAAAGGCTATTGGTATAACGCGCAGATTGTTGAAAACACGGGTGAAAGCGACTTGCCTGAGTATGTCATGAAATACGTGCTGATTTACGGCAAAGGCGATTGGGTTCGCAAAGTCGAAGGCTCACATAATTTAGTCTAGGAGTAGAACATGCATGATGTATCTGCAACCGGCTTGAGTTTTACCATTCAAGCCAGCAAAACCTTTCCCACTGGGATTTTAATTACCGCCTTTGCTGACGATGCTGACCCACTGGATTTACCAGCTGTCGATATTGCACAAACGGGTATGGATATTAACGGTAACTTGGTGAGTTGGTCTACACCGACACCACAAACCGTCACGATCAACGTATTAGCCGGCAGTGAAGAAGATCAAAACTTGTCTATTTTGCTCGAAGCCAATACCGCAAAAAAAGGGCGTCGACACGCAGGGGATATCATTACCTTTGTGGCGTCTTACGGTGATGGTTCAACGGTCACGGCGCGTAACGGCAAGATTACCAATGGCAGTCGTGGCAATTCTGCCGCCTCGGCAGGGCGTTTGAAATCCAAAGCCTATACCTTTGTGTTTCAGGATTTCGACAGTACGCGTATCCGTTAATTCATTTCAATTTCTGGCGGGGGTTCCCGCCTTTTTTATTGGTGTTTACCATGTTGATTAAACCTAAAGAAGTCGCTATCAAAGACGTTGATGGCGTTGAAAAGCTATTTGTAATTAGCCGCCTACCTGCTACGGTTGGGCGTGAAATCTTAGCGAAATACCCGTTATCCAATGCCCCGAAAATCGGTGACTATGAGGTCAGCAAAGAGGCCATGCTGAAAATGATGGCCTATGTGTGTGTCACTATCGATGGTGAAGAAATCCCCCTTAAAACACAAACCTTGATTGATAACCATGTGCCCGATGGCGAATCGTTGATCCGCTTAGAGTTGGAAATGCTGAAATACAACACCAGTTTTTTCGGCAACGACGGGAGCCAAGGTTTCCTCCACTTCCTACTCAGCAAGGTAAGCGGTTCACTCCCGTCGATTATAAAAACGCTGATGGGTTCTTTGCCGTCATCATCAGCGAACGCCTCGCCACCTTCACCGAACTCAAAACCTCAATAGATTTAGAAGAGGCAATGGACCTGTGGGAAATTGCCATCACTAACCGTTATAACGAAGCCCTTGCGGCTTCAAAGGATCGCTAATGTCATTAATGGATACCTTTGTGCAGGTCTTTGAGTTTGATACAAGGCAAGCGGATGGGGCATTTAAAAAGGTGCAACGTTCGACCGATGACATTATTGACGGCATGAAACAAACCCAACAAGCGGCGCAGCAAAGTTCACTGACCATCGGGAGTGTCATGACGGAGCTTTGGCAATCGTTGCAAGGGCTGTCGACTGAACATGCCATTTTGTTCACCACCAATGCCAGGGAGGTCAGCGCTGAGACAAATCAAATCGTGACTCGGTTAGATGCGGTGAGCTCATCATTAAGCGCATTGGATGAGCAACGGCAAAATGCAGACGCTGCTTGGGTCTCCGGGGGGAATGTGCTAGGGGATTGGGGGCAATCACTGCAATCTGATATCACCCAATTAAAAAATGACCTCGGCTCGTTATCGGTGGGTGACCAAAAAACCGCATTAGAACAGGTAAAAGGCTCGGTCAGTGAGTATATTAACGAGCTGCAAAAAATCCCGACTACCACGGCCGATGGTGCCGCAGAAATTGAACGTGTGATGGCAGACTTACGCCAATCGATGCAAGGCTTATCGGTTGAACATTCGATTGATTTTGTCACTAACGCAGATGAGGTTATTGCCCAAACTGGCTCGGTTAAAACACAATTAGAGACAGTAACAGATTCGATGGCCAACCTTGAGGCACAGCGGTTAATATCTGATGCAGGGATGCAATCCACTCAGGTTGTTTTGGGCGAACTCGATGCAAACTACCAGGCACTGCAGCAAAATGTTATTCAACTTAATCAAGGTGTCACCGACCTCACGTTAGCCGAACACCAAGGTATCACCGCGAAGCAACTGTCCAACGCCATTATTCAAGCACTGCAAGGTAATTACAGCGAGTTAATTCGTCTTGTGGACACGATGAAAGTGAAGGGAATTGAAGCGGCGACCAGTGAAATTAAAGCACAGCAATCGGTGCAAAAAGCCCTTGAAAATACCGAAACCAAATACCAGCAAGCTGGAAACACGGTCATGTCGTTTGCCAAAAAGGCATTGGGGGCGGTTGGCTTATTGATGGGGGCGACTGCCTTGGTGGGGGAATCGATTTCACGTTCGGCGGATATTGAGACCCTCGATAAACTGGGTAAAAAAATCAATGTGGCGACTGCCGATGTGGACGCTTTCGCGGGTTCAATGGCTGAACTGGGCGGTACGCGTGATGCGGCGCAAGCGGATTTATCTGCGATGGCCAAATCGTTTGGTTTTGCGAAAAATACCATGGAAAAAGTGCTTCAGACTGCCGATAAAGTGCAGGGCATGAAGTTCGACAAAGCTAAGGCAACGCTTGCGGGGCTGGGCGTGACGGATGATAAAACCGTCGAATTGATGATGAAAGGCCGCAAAGAGCTCGAGCGCATGATGGGTATTCAAAAAGAATACTCAGGCATCAACAAAGAGAGTATTGAACAATCCATCAAATTCAACAAAGCCATGCAAGGCTTTAAGCAATCATCAGGCTTACTGAAAAACAGCTTCTTAGAAATGGTGATCCCGATTTTAACCAAAGGGCTAGAGTGGATTAACCGTTTTGTGAGCTTTTGCAAAGAAAACAAGTCGCTCATAGTGGGGTTCTTTATTGCAATAGGTTCGGCTATTGCGGTGTTTTATGTGCCAGCCATGTTATCAGCTGCGGCAGCGACCTTAGCAGCAACATGGCCTATCTTGGCGATCATCGCGGTTATTGCCTTACTGGCTGCGGCGTTTGCCTTAGTCTATGACGATATCATGAACTTTATTGACGGCAATGATTCGATGATAGGGCGTATTTTGGATGAATACCCCGAACTTAAAGCCGTCATTATTGCGTTGTGGGATGCGTTTAAAGCCTTCTTTGATTTTGTCATTGCCTTGTCTCAGGTCGTCGCCGATGTGGCAGTGTCAGCTTTTAACTTTATTGTTGATGGTGGCAAGCAGTTATGGGCATGGCTCACGGGCTTTATTCACGATTTAGCAGATTGGGGCAAGCAATTTGAAAGCGTCTTTACGGTGGCTTCTGATGCCGTTGTAGGGATTTTTAAGTGGTTATGGGCGCAAATCAAACAGTATTTAGGTTGGATTAATGACGGCTTAGACGCGATTAAAAATGGCTGGAGCACTGTCAAAGGGTGGTTTGGTTTTGAGGATGCAGAAGTGACTCAAACGGTTGAACGCAAAGTCACGACCGACGGCATGATAGAGCACCAAATTCCCGAACAGCCCAAGTTATCTGAAGAAGATACTGCGTTGTTAGTAAAAGGACTGAGCCAACAAATTAACGGCATGTCGAACAATCCAATCAACTCGATGACGAGCCAAGCTATTAGCAATCAATCCAATACTACCAATGAAACTAACTTGTCGATTGGTGAAATCAAAGTGGAAACCCAAGCGACGGATGCGCAAGGCATGGCGAATGGCACGAAAGATGCGCTGCAATCCCAGCTACAAGATTTAGCCCATCAAACCAGTTCGGGGGTAAGCAAATGATCACCGAGGTGAAAATCTTCAATGTCGATAACTTTTCGACGTTATTTGAAACAGCCAATCCGATTCAAATTAACGTCCGTGACGAACACAAAGCAACACAATTTACTGTTGAGTCGGGGGAAACACGCAGTGATCATGTGGTGGTTCAGCCCGTTGAAATTGGCATGGATTTAATTTTAGCCGGCGAAATGAAAAGTGCCTTTGAAACCCTACAGCAAGCCTACGATAAACATCAGTTAGTGGGTATCCAAACTCGGGTGAAAACCTACCAACCGATGTTGCTGGTGAATCTCTATCACGATGAAATTCCAGAGATGGCCGATGCGATTAAACTCTCGCTGCGCTTTAGTGAGTGGCGAACGGTTGAGCCAGAATATGGCGACCTGCCGCCCCGTAAGGTGGCAAAAAAAGAGCAATCGAGCACGGTGAATCGTGGAAAAGTGCAAACATCCACGGTGCCAGAGAAAAAGAAAAAATCGGCAGCAACCAAAATTGCTGACGGTGAATTTACGTTAGGGTGGTAATCCATGCAAGAGATCCCTTTAAATGCCGTGCCTAATCAACGTTTGCGCGTGAGCCTTGGCGGTGATGAGTGGGAGCTGACGGTTAAAGTGGCGCGAACAACAATGTGTTGTGACGTCAAACGCAATGATGTCACTTTGCTCCAAGGGCTCCGCATAATGCCCAATCAACCGTTGATCCCTTACCGCTATTTATCGGGTAACGGTAATTTTGCCTTTATCACTGAAAATGATGAATATCCGTGGTGGGCGCAATTTGGTCAATCGCAGTATTTGGTGTGGTGGGGTGAAGATGATTGATTTACGCCGCATACGATTAGGGATTGAAGTTAATGGTCGGCTGCAATGGTATGAAGGACTGCGTATTCGTGCCAACGGCACTAAATATGCCAATCCCCTGCAAAATGAATGCACGGTCAATATCGATGGGCTCAATGCGACAACACGCAATATGTTGCTGACCGAAACCAGCCCTTATACCCAAGCGAAGAAACCGCATCGTTTAATTGTCGAAGCCGGTCGTGTTAGCACCGGTATTTTTCGCATTTATGTCGGGGATATTGTTAGCGCAGAAATCGCCTCACCGCCGGATGTAACGCTGACCTTAAAAGCAAAAACCAACAATACAAACGCGCGAGATATTGTTTCTTCATCGGGTAGTGCCATAAGTAAAATGAGCGAGCTGGCTAAGAACATAGCACAGGATTGCGGGGTTAAATTGGACTTTCAAGCCACCGATAAAAATATTGCCAATTGGTATTTTTGTGGGCCGGCACTCAAACAAGTGGAACGGCTGCAAGATGCGGGCAATGTGAAAGCGTTTATTGACGATGACATGCTGTATGTGAAAGACCAGGACAAAGCGTTAAGTGACCGCTTGCGTATTCTTAACCAAAAATCGGGTATGGTCGGTATTCCTAAAGCCACTGAGAAGGGCGTCGATGTCACGTATTTAATTGATAGTGAGTCGTCATTGGGCGGCATGTTACGCCTTGAAAGCAAGTTTAATCCTGCCTTGAATGGCGACTACATTATTGAGCAACTCAAGTTTGATATAGCGTCTCACGACGATCCCTTCTTTTACCAAGCGACCTGCAAAAGAGTGTAAACCATGAACCAACCCAATAATGATATTGCTAGCGAAGGCAGCTTGGCAGGGCAGTTTATGGCTGCGTTTCGTAGCCTATTGATGAATATTGACGACATGCTCCCAGCGACAGTAGTGAGCTATGACGACCAAACTAACCGCGCGGTTATTAAGCCACTCGTCATGATGGTGTCGACACTAGGGCAAAAAGTAGGACGAGCAGCGGTTCCGAATATCCCCGTTTTTCGTTTTGGTGGCGGTGGCTTTTTTATCCGTATGCCGATCAAGGCGGGTGATTTCGGTTGGTTAAAAGCCAATGACCGCGACATCAGTTTAATCTTTCAACGGGGTGGTTTGGAGGATGAACCCAATACAGCACGTTTGCATACCTTTAGCGATGCCATGTTCTTTCCCGATACGCTTAAAGGTTGGTTAATTGATGGCAAAAATGCGGACGCGTTAGTCATTCAGTCAATGGATGGCTCCGTGTGTCTGTCACTGCATGAGGGTAAAGCGGTTTTAGATTCACCCGTTCTTGAAGTCAATGTGCCTGAAACCACCTTTAACGGCAATGTTACGGTGAATGGTAATCAGGCTGTAAACGGTAACAGCGACTCAAACGGCGGAACGATGAAGCACAACGGTAAAGATATCGGCTCAACACATAAACACAGTGGCATTCAAAGTGGTAATAGCAATTCAGGAGTCCCCGTATGAAAACATTTAATGTCAACAGCAATAACGACATCCATCTTGGCAATGACGGAAATTTATCGATTGTGAGTGGTGAACGGGCATCAAAAAACCGTTGTGAGCATTACGTCAAAGCACTCCGTGGTGAAATGCTGCATAAGCTCGATATGGGGATTCCTTACTGGAAAACCACCTTTGGGCGACAGGCGGACATTCCGTTATTTGAAGCGGTGTTTCGTGACCGAATACGTGAGTTGGATGATGTGATATCGGTGGTGTCATTTTCGGCATTAATCGTGGATAACTCGCTGAGCTATACCGCGGTGATCCAAACCATTTACGGGGAGATAACGCTTAATGGCTGATTATCAATATATTACGTCACAGGGTGTAATTGTGCCGGATACCAGCACATTACGTGATGAAGTTGAAAACGAATTTAAAAGTGTCTTTGGTCAGCAGCTGGATGTTAACCCCGAAACCCCACAAGGCGCATTGATCACCATGGAGGTCGAAAATCGGGACGCCGTTGTGCGCAATAATGCAGAGTTGGCCAATCAAATTAACCCCGATTTAGCCGGTGGCATTTTCCTTGATGCAATATGGGCCTTAATGGGCGGGCAGCGTTTTGATGCGACTCACTCCTTTTTATCACAGGTGAAATTCACGGGTATTGCCGAGACTATCATCCCTAAGGGGTCACAAGCGGCCACGCTGAATGGCGATTTATTCGAAACCACCAAGACTTTAATTATCGGTAAAGATGGCTCAGTAACAGGGGATATGCGTGCTATTGAAACGGGGGCGGTTGAGTGTGGTGTGGGTCAACTCAATAAAGTGGCCAGTTCGGTATTAGGTTGGGAAACCGTTCATAACCCCAGCAATGCGGTGTTGGGTCGAGATGCTGAATCAGACTTACAATCAAGGCGACGACGTAAGCAGACGCTAGCCAAAAACACCGTCAGTGTGGGAGAAGCGATTACTTCGGCACTGTATGAGTTAGAAGGTGTGCGTTCGTTAGCGTATCGAGAAAACTACACTGACCAACCGATGATGTTTGATGGGATCACGTTAGTTCCCCATAGCATTTATGTGTGTGTTGAAGGGGGTGATAAAGAGGCGATTGCCCGTTCGCTACTGCGTACAAAAACACTGGGTGCGGCTTTTAACGGCAATGAAGAAGTTGACGTGTTGGAAAACATCAGCGGCCAAATTTATCCCGTTAAATTCGATAGGGCGAAAGAAATTGTGTTGTTCTGCCGAGTAGCGGTGAAAAAAGCCGCCGTCGATGCACAAACGATTACTCCCGCTGCGGTTGAGTCATGGGCAAATGGGGATATCGATGGTGAAGGTGGTTTAGTGGTGGGGCGCGATGTATCACCTTTCGAAATATCAGCCGGTATCAATGCTGTCGAGCCTCGGTTGTTTATTACACGTGTCGAACTTTCAACGGATGGTAAAGCCTGGTCATCAAATAACTATGAAATCAAAATGAATGAGGTGGCAAGGCTCAAACGCAGTGCGGTACAGGTGGTGCTGGTATGAGAAAAATTCAATCATTTGATTTTCACTCTGATTTATTAAAGGCGATCCTTTGGCAATATGAAGATGCGGCAAACCTTAAGGCGTTAGCCAAATACAAAGCGGACTATTTTGAACAATCCACTATCCAGTTTTGGCGTGATTGGTACCGTGATGTATTTAATATCGATACTGCGAGCGAATTTGGGTTAAATATTTGGGCGCGCATACTCGATGTGCCGTTGGGGATTGATGTCCCCCCGAGCGATAAAACGAAAATCGGCTTTGGTTTTGGTAAAAAGAATGCCAATTTCAAAGGTAACTTTCGGCGTAATGCTGATTACACCTTATCGCTGACGGTCGACCAAAAGCGCCTCATCGTGCGTATGCGTTATTTTAACCTCACGCAAAGCCCAACGGTCACCAATATTAACGAATTTCTTAAACGCTTCTTTTGGCAAGCGGACAGCAAAGTATTCGTGCTTGATCCGCTCGATATGACCTATCTGTATTACGTGTTTAATTTCAACCCAGACGAACGTTTACGGGTTCTTCTTGAAAACTTTGATCTTATGCCTCGCCCATCGGGTGTGGGTGTCAAATACCGTATCGTGACGAAGAAAGCTTTCGGTCACGGCCAACATCGTAAAAACTTCCTTAGCAGTAATTTCGGAGCCTAAAACTCATGACAAAAATCTTTAAAATCCCCTTTGCAACACAAGGGGACAGGACTTCTATTCCCGATGATGTGCAAGCCGATGGCGCAGTTTCTTACACGCAAGGCTATAGTTACGATTATGAGCGTGACCAACAAACTGATCCGGCCGCCAAAGATATTGAACGTGAAAAGATGAACGGGATATTTCACGATATCACCGAAGCAGTAGGGGAATTACAAAGCTTTGGTTTCCCTAAGTGGGCAGCAGAAGGCAAGCCATACCCAATCCGCGCTATTGTTTATCATAAAAACAAAACGTGGCAGTCGAAGATTGAAAATAACAATGTTGAGCCTGTCGCTGGTACAGCATGGCAGGAACTGAAAGCCGATTTAAGTGCCGGTGATATCAATGTGTATACCAAAACGGAGTCTGACAAGCGTTTCCAGCCATTAGGCAACTATCAGCCTGCTGGTTACAGCTACTCTAAAGCAGAATCTGACACCAATTATCAACCCAAAGGTAACTATGCCCCCGCAGGTAACTACGCACTTAAAGGTGAAAGTTACACGAAAGCCGAAGGGGATACACGATATCAGCCAAAAGGCAGTTATCAGCCATCAGGGGATTATGCCTTAAAAGGGGATGCCTATACGAAGGCAGAATCTGATGGCAGGTATCAACCCAAAGGCAGTTATCAAGCGGCGGGCTATAGCTATTCAAAAGCGGAGTCTGATACCAATTACCAACCCAAAGGTAATTATGCCCCCGCAGGCAACTATGCACTTAAAGGCGAGAGCTATACGAAGGCCGAAGGGGATACACGATATCAGCCAAAAGGCAGTTATCAGCCCTCAGGAGATTACGCCTTAAAAGGGGATAGTTACTTCAAGGCGGAATCCGATGGTAAATATCAACCTAAAGGTAGTTATCAAGCGGCAGGTTACAGCTATTCTAAAGCAGAGTCTGATACCAAGTACCAACCGAAAGGCAGCTATGCTCCCGCAGGTAATTACGCACTTAAAGGTGAAAGCTATACGAAGGCCGAAGGGGATACACGGTATCAGCCAAAAGGAAGCTATCAGCCTGCTGGTAATTATGCCCCAGCAGGGAATTATGCCGTTAAAGGTGATAGTTATACTAAATCTGAAACGTACAACAGAAAAGAAATTGATAATAAAATTAATACGCTGCCATCATATAAAAAATTATCAATGGTTCAAATATATGATGGTAAGGGGGCAGGGGATTCTTCTCATACATTACCTGAATCAGTTACTGGATTTATAATTGGAATCCAAAGTACTAGGGATGGTAGTGCTCTTTGGACGGGAGTTGCGCCAATTGATGGCATACCCTTTGCTATTGATGGAGGTAATGGTTCTCGTGGAGCTATGGGTCGATTATCTAACGGAGGGAAAACGTTAACAGTAAATGAGATGAGATATTGGGGCCTTGGCAAAATTTACTTGTTTAAATAAGGCGTACCAATCATAAGCAAATAGTTACATATTACATTACGAGGCTGATAATCTACGTCTGTTTATGAATTGATAAGGTCAGAATACTTTTATACTTTTATACTTTTAAGTGTCTGACCTTTTAAAATACTATTGTGAGTTAACTCTAAAAAAATGGTGGGGTACTTTTAATAGAATAAACCTCTATTTCCAACTACTTGGCAATTCCTAATAGTAACTTGATCCTTGTTAGGTAATTTATAGAAGATCCTTTATGAAATAATCTCAGGGCATAAAACCATTTCATTTTACCCAAAAAATGTAAATCAACTAATTCGGGGTTTTCAGTAGCTGCGATTAAAAGAGTGCCTTGGTCATCATCAACAATGCCGCTTTTCAAATATCTCCGCTGTATTTCTGATGTGATGAGATAAAAGCGACGCCAAAGGTTTTGGGAGCCAACAATCGGTGAACCTGCAATAAACACTTCATTCCTTAGCGCTCTGCCAACGACGATATCTAGTGGCTCAATTTTAAAGTCGTCTCTGATAGTAAATAAATGAATTTTATTTTCATCAAAAGGGTGATACCAATTTTTTATTCCGTAAGTTGTCTTATTCTTTCTACAATAGCCGAAATCGACCCAAGCGACGAGCTCATTAGATACTAGACCAGATTCAATTGCTTTATGGACAAAATAATATTTAAGATTAGTTACAAGGACATATTTTTCAGACCAACACTCTGGATTTATCGCTTCTTGTGGTCTTATTTTATTTTTATATTCTTCACTTAACTGAATGGATGATATTTTACTCAATGTATGTTTGAATTTACTAAATAAATCAAGCGTGATAACTTTAGTTGGTCTTCCTTCCCGTAGCTCTAATATTCGCTTTTCATGCTCACGTGAAGTAAAAACAATGATTTCATTTTCTAGTTGAGCTAGCTTATTAAAATAATCAAAGTACGTATCAGCGGTTCTAGCTAGTCTATTTTCTTTGCCATTTTGTGCATTCCAACTAGCCTTACCAATATCAAAAAAAGCAGTTACTATAGATATAGACTTTTTCATGTAAATCCCAGTTTATATTTTATTACTTTTGATAAAGTAAAATTTATAAGCTTAAAGCAAAATTATTACTGATTTATCAAGTAAGTTCTAGGTATTCATACTATCAAATAGTGAAGCCATCTAACAGCAAAAAGCTACTTGCTTGGTGGTTTATCATCTTTTTCAAAATATATATTGGCGTTCAGGTGAAATGAAATATCTAATTTCACTTTTTTACAAAAAGAAAACCCCAAGGAGTGACCCTCGGGGTTTTTGTAACTTTCAAATGCGCGTGCATTTCACGTGCACTTTCTAGTCTTAATGTTGCCAGTGTCTAGTCCAACTGATTTTGCTAACTTCCTGTTTTTAAACCTGTTGTCCTATCACTGACCCACCAAATTTGGTGGAGCTGGCGGGAGTTGAACCCGCGTCCGAAATTTCTACATCCTCGGTACTACATGCTTAGTCTAGTCTTTAAATTCATTTGCCAGCTGCGGACAGACACGCCACTAACAAACTATCCTGATTAAGTTTAACGCTGCAACCCCAGGCAAGGCATTCACGCGATCTCTTTTGGGTTTGACCTCTCTTGATCCCCGTCCTAAGAGCGGAGGCTAGGGAGAGAGGGCTCTAAGCAGGTTATTAAGCTGCTAGTGCGTAGTTTTCGTCGTTTGCGACTATTTTTTTGCGGCTTTTTACGAGGCCAACCGCCCCTCGGCATGCACCTTGGGTTTCGCAAATCCCGTCGAATCCAGAATCAGCCCCAAGTTGTTGAGCACAGTATAACAGAAAATTATCCTATAAAGCTAGAACTTAGCGATTAGAATGTTTCATTATACGTGCTTTATCGAGTTGCCATTCACGATCTTTGATATCAGAACGTTTATCATGGGCTTTTTTACCCCTTGCAACACCAATTTTGACTTTACACCATGCATTTTTCCAATAGAGGGAAAGAGCAATAACGGTATACCCTTCACGATTAACTTTGCCGTAAAGTGTGTCTAATTCACGTTGATTCAGAAGTAGTTTTCGGCTACGGGTTGGATCACACACTACATGGGATGATGCAACAGTAAGTGGTGTAAAGTTTGCACCAAATAAGTAGGCTTCACCGTCACGTAAAAGCACGTAGCTATCACCAATATTGGCTTTGCCAGCGCGTAGTGATTTAACTTCCCAACCTTGTAGGGACAAACCCGCCTCGAACTCCTCTTCGATAGAATATTCGTGGCGAGCACGCTTGTTCATAGCAATTGTTGCTGAACCGGGTTTATATGGTTTTTTCTTTGTCAT